TAGACCTACAAGACAGAATTGTGTTGGTAGCAAAACTTGCAGCCATCTCAAACAGAAGGACCAAGTTAGATGCAAACACGGATTCTACAGAAGATATCAAATATCAAATGCAAAATCAGTGGGATCTTGTGATGAGTGTTAATCTGAACTCGACCAGTTTGGTCTCTAGTGACCTGAGGCTTGCTCGCCAAGAGTATGAAGCTTTTCAAGAAGAAGATGATGCTTTAGCTCAACAATATAAGCGAGACTGGTTGTTTGAGTGGCTAAAGAAAGAGAAGCCTTATTTTCTCAGCCCAAACAATGAAAAAGCTGAGAGATCTTTCGCGATTTACTATGCCGATACATTCAAAGATACTAGGAGACAAGCTTTGTCAACCGAATACCACAAAGGAAAGATACCGGAGACGTATAATGCTTTCTGGAACGATATCAATCCAGAAACTGGTGAATACATTAATTGTTGGGATCCAGAAAGCAATAGCTATGAGAACGATACAAAGACAGTTCAGATAACTTTTGGAGGTGGAAATCCAAAGCAGAACTCCATGAGAACAATTCATGATAATGCTTGGAATGGAAAGAGAACTGAATCTCTAGAGGTGTGTATTAGACCAAGTCAGCACTTGAGAGACTTAGAGTCTTTATCTACTTGGAGAGCCAGTCTTTTGGACCACTACAAGAAGTATAACAACAGGAGATACAACCTTAACACTGGAGACTTGAAGTATCCTGTGGTAAGCAAGATAATTTTTCCACAACACTTCACCAGTGATGATCAAGACAAGGCGTTTGTTTGGGTTCATGGCACAGGTTCTGGAATCTTCAAAGAAGTTCAAAAAAAACTTGACAACCCTTAAATAACGCGTTATATTAATAATATAACTTGATGGAGAAACTAATTAGTAATGAAAAAAATATCAAAAAAATACTTGACAAGTGAATCTTATCATGTTATAATATATACATAATCGAATTACAACGGGGGTATGGTTGAAACCCTGCCCACCTTAGTGATAAAACACAAAAAAATACCATAACAAAAGGAGAAACTACTATGGCTATTAATCTAGAAGCGATGCGAGCCAAACTAAATGCATCTAAAAATGGCGGAAAACCAACTGGTAAAACTTCCACAATGTGGAAACCAAAAGCGGGCGATCAACATGTCCGCATCCTTCCAACTGCGGACGGTGACCCGTTCCGTGAGTTCCATTTCCACTACAATGTTGGAAAGAATCCCGGTATCTATTGCAACAAGCGTAACGATGGTGGCGAATGCCCTATTTGCGACTTCGCGTCAAAGCTGTGGCGTGATGGTGTTGAGAATGATGATACCACTTTAAAGAATGAAGCAAAAAAATTATTTGCTCGAAAGCGTTATTATTCACCTGTATTGGTGCGTGGTGCTGAGTCCGAAGGTGTAAAAATCTGGGCTTACGGTAAGACTGCTTATGAAACCCTATTGGGCTATGTCTTGGATCCTGACTATGGAGACATCACAGATCCTGAAACTGGAACTGACATTAAGCTGACTTACAGTATTCCCGGAACACCCGGCTCTTTTCCGAAAACGACTCTCCAACCTCGACGTCGTCCGTCTGTCCTCTGTGATGATGCGATTGCCGACTGTCAAGAGTTGCTAGACTCTGTTCCTGATATCGATAATCTCTTCGATGTTAAGACTACTGAACAAGTCCAAGAGATGCTTGACAGCTATCTGTCCTCCGATAGTTCGGCGGAGAGTTCGTCTTCGGAGACCACTCAATACAAACAGCCTAACGGCTCTGTAGATGAAGCTTTCGCAGCATTTATGAGTGAGAATTAAGTCGTAGGTCCTCCTGTGTTGTAAAGGGAAACGCCACCCGCCCTTGGTTAGAAAAGGGGTGGCTCTTTTTTGTGCCTACGACACAGGTCTTTTACAATAAGCAATAAAACTAGGAGAAAAATATGACATTGCTACTAACCATGTTCCTCGCTTGTGGAGAAAAGGAAGAAGAACAAGCAGATACTTCAAATGCCGAAGAGGTAGTTGAAGAAACCCAAGAGACTGAAACTGAAGAAGAACAAACTGAAGAGTCTTCCGAAGAATCAGAAGAATCCTCTGAAGAAGGAGAAGAGTAATGACAAAGGCCGGCAAGATTAACATTGCGGACATGAAAAAGTTCATAAACAAAAAAGTTGGTCTTGATGTGGCCCATGATTTGCGTGAAGATAATCCGACTGTTGTAAAAGAGTGGATCCCAACAGGATCTCGATGGCTTGATTCAATCATCTGTCGAGGTAAGATGGCTGGGATTCCCGTAGGAAAGATTATCGAACTCGCAGGTCTCTCCAGCGCTGGTAAGTCTTTTATGGCCTGCCAGATCGCTGCTGAGGCTCAAAGAATGGGTCATTGTGTGGTCTATTTTGATGCAGAGTCAGCCATTGATCCGGATTTCCTTTCGAATTCTGGTATCAATGTTGAAGACAACTTTATGTATGTTCAAGCTGTCTCTGTTGAAAAAACCTTGGAGACAATCGAAGATTTGATGGGTCAATATCCAGAGACTCAATTTTTCTTCATTTGGGATTCAATCGCCGCAACAACTTCCGAAAAGGAGTTGGAAAGTGATTTCAACCCACAGAGTACAATGGCGGTTAAGCCGAGAATCTTCTCAAAAGCATTCCCGAAACTGACTATCCCATTGGCGAATCAGCAATGTACGTTGCTTTTGATCAATCAGCTAAAGACCAACATTACATCAAATGTTGCAGAAGCTATGACGACACCCTACATCGCCCCCGGTGGAAAGGCTATTGAATATTTCTCGTCGCTTCGTATTTGGTTGACCAAGAGAAAGGCGAAAGCTTCGTATGTTACTGATGACTCTGGTCTCCGCATAGGTTCGGAGGTGAAGGTAAAGATCGAAAAATCTCGTTTTGGCTCTGAAGGCCGAACCTGTGGATTCAAGATCTTGTGGGGTGACAGTGTCGGGATTCAAGATGAAGAATCTTGGCTTGAAGCCCTAAGACTATCAGGTTCTGATCGATTCAAGCCCGGTGCTTGGAACAAGATCATTTCTCGAGATGGAAAAGAGTTCAAATTCCAAAGAACTCAATGGCTAGACAAACTTAAAGACGATGAATTCAGGAGTGTTGTATTCGACATAATGGATGAAGAGATTATTAAAAAGTTTGAATCTGAAGGAAAAAACGTAAATATCGATTCCGAAGACTAGTTAGTGAGAAAGCTGTTAGTTTCATGATGTACCTCCTTTAGCCCCTTGGATTGCCCTTGGGGCTTTTTTTATTTTCTTCTTGACAACATGGCTCACTTGAGTTATATTATAAGAAGGAGGTGAGAAATGAAAGAAAAAGGACCGAAGGTCAAAGTAGAACAAGAAAGTGGACACTTCATCGGCTATCTTGTTGATGAGTCGGAGAACAAGTTCATAGTAACAAACGAAAAGGGCAATGTCGAGATACATTACCCAAAGAAAGATTATCGATACACAATATTGGAGGAAAAATGAAGATAATTAATAACGAAGAATTCCAGACGTTTGTCTCGGAAGGAAGAAAGGTTGTACAATTCTCAGCCAATTGGTGCGGGCCCTGTAAGTCTCTCACTAGAACAATTGAGAACATCGAGACAGACAAAGTTGAGTTTGCGAAGCTTGATATCGACAGCAACAGAGAGCTAGCAATGGAGTTCAACGTAAGATCAATTCCGGTCGTAGTTTTGTTCGAAAACGGAAAAGAAACAAAGCGCTTTGTAGGCAACAAAAGCCAAACGGACATACTTGAATTCATCGAGTAGTTGGAGGACAAATGAAAAACGTTATTATTATTGATGCGCTAAACATGTTTTTGCGCTCTTATGTGATTAGCCCACATCTAAACAAGAAAGGATATCCGGTTGGTGGCACAATCGGATTTTTAAAATCCTTACAAAAGGTGTCTCGCGATTTCAACGCGGATGAGATAATCATCGCTTGGGATGGACACGAAGGATCGCAGCGGAAGCGTTCCCTCAACAAGGATTACAAGGGAGGTCGTAAACCAGTCCGCTTCAATCGCAGGATGATTGATCTTCCGGAAGGTCAAGAAGAAGCCAACAAAGCTCATCAACAGATAAGGTTGATGGAATACCTCAATCAGATGCCCGTAATACAGCTTATAGCAGACTTTACGGAGGCAGACGACATAATAGCCCATGTCGTTCATTCGAGCCACTACAAGGGCTGGAACAAGGTCATAGTGTCTTCGGATAAAGACTTTTTTCAACTATGCGACGATGATGTCTCAGTCTATCGTCCAATTCAAAAGAAGACGTTGAACAAACAAGACATCAT